TTGGATAGAGTATATGAACAATCAAATTCAAAATTAGTAGATTCAGTAACAAAATCATCTTGTATGGAATTATTAAAAAAAGAAATTGGTGAATATTATAATTTAGTATTGGAACCATATACAGGAATTATTAATTATACAATTCAATTGGTATTGGGGTTAGTAAGATATGAAATAAGAGACCCTCAAGCCTATTGGAAATGTACAGAATCATATCTAAGTCATTTTTTAACTGATAAAGAATCTCGATATAAAATAGTGGAAAATATTAGTAAAAATTTAATAGATACAATAACAGTATATGAACATGACCCAGAAGAAGGAGAAGAAAATTTATGTGATTGTATGTTTTCATTAGCATATGGTACAAGAGTATTGTTACATCAAACACCTTTGAAATTGAAATTCAATAGATGTTATGGTATTTTGGGTGCAAACGGAGCTGGAAAATCTACACTTTTAAGAGCAATGGCAAATAAAACTCTTCAAGGATTTCCAGATATTGAAGCTACATATATCGAACATCATATTCCAGAAGAAAAACATGATATGATAACATTAGATTATTTGGAATCACATCCTAAAATTAAGGCTAAAGGAATTAGTAGAGAAGAAATTGCTGCCAATTTATCAGAATTGTTTGTTACGGAACATATGATGAATTCACCATTATCAACCTTATCAGGTGGAAATGTTCAAAGAGTTAATTTAATTCTGGGAAAATTAGCAGGAGACCCTTTGATTCTTATGGATGAACCAACAAATCATATAGATTTGCATAGTATTGTATGGTTAAAAAATTACATTAAAACAACAAAACAAACAACATTTTTAATTATTTCTCACGATATTAAATTTATGGATGAAGTTTGTACTAATATGATTCATTATGAAACTTTAAAATTAAAAGTATATAGGGGAAATGTAAGTGAATTTGTTAAACAAAAGCCTGAAGCAGAGTATTATTTTAAAACTGAATCAAATGATGTATTAGCTTTTAGAATACCCGATCCAGGACCATTAGAAGGAGTTAAATCATTAACAAAATCCGTATTAAGTATGAAAAATTGTTCATTCCAATATCCAACTGCTAATGTACCTCAATTAACAAATATTACAGTACAAGTATCAATGGCTTCAAGAATTGTTATTATAGGGAGAAATGGGGCAGGAAAATCAACATTGGTAAAAATTTTGGTTGGAGAATTAGAAACAAATGATGGAATTATTGATAGACATCCAAATTTAAGAATGGCATATATTCCACAAAATATTTCTACTTGTTTAGAACCTCATAAGGAAATGACACCTGTAGAATATGTAATGTGGAGATATAGATTAGGTTCAGATAGAGAACAAGCAAATAGAAATGGATTAACTATGACAGATGAAGAAATAGCATTAATAAAAGAAAAAGCAAAATTAAATAAAACTTTTGTCATCAAAGAATTAGGTTCAAGAAGAGCTGGTAAAAGAGAATTTGAATACGAAGCAAAATCAGAAGGTGTTGTTGAATTAATTCAATGGTTTACAAAATCTGAACTTATTGCTATGGGATATGAAAAAATGGTAAAAGAATTTGATGAAAAAGCAGCAATGGAATCAATGATGGGACAAAGAAAATTAACTACTGGTGAAATTCAAAAACATATGGATTCATTTGGTCTTGAACCTGAAATTAGTCAACATACTAAAATAAAAGCACTTTCCAGTGGCCAAAAAATGAAATGTTATGTTTCCGCAGCAACTTTTTACCTCCCCCATTGTGTGATTTTTGATGAACCGACGAACTTTTTGGATAGAGAAAGTACTAATGCATTAAGTGATGCAATTAAGAATTTTAAAGGTGGTGTATTAGTCATTTCACATAATGATACATTTTATAGTTCAATAACTAGAGAACAATGGTTATTAAATGACGGTAAAATGACGGTGGTATCCGATAATCTGATAGAAGCCTTAGAAAAAGAAAGAAAGAAACAAGAGAAAGAAGATTCTAAAAAATTAAAATTAGACGGGAATGAAGAAAAATTTGATTCTTTAGGTAATAAAATTGAAGTTGTAAGAGAAGAAAAGAAAGAATTATCAAGAGATGATAAAAAACGTTTAATGAAACAGAAAAAAGAATTAGAAAAAGCAGGTGAAGATACTTATGAAATTGATGTGTTATTAGGTTTGGCTTAATATATTAACATTTTAATAATTTTAGTAATTTTTTTTTATTGGGTTTTTCATAATCAAATTCATAATCTTTAACCCATAAATTTGTTTTTAGACCAATTGTAATCTCAACTTTTTTTTTATCTGGTCTATTGATAATGTTATTTTCAATTAATATATTTTCCGGTATAACATAAAATATATTGGAATTTTTACAATTTAACCAATAAAAGTCATTATCTCCTTTTTCATAACATTGAGAATTATTTTTTCCATTTTTTTTACTCAAATAAAATTTATTAGATATGCTATTATCACCTATGCTACCAACTTTTTCTTGAATTTTTTTATCCCCAATCATAAAATCATATACTAAACCTTCCATATCATTATGTTTAAAATTAATAAAATCTAATTTTGATTCTCTACGTTCTTTATAATTTTTTTCTTGTAATGTTTTTTCGTTTGTTGGTGTATTTAAGGAATTAAATGTTTTTTTTTCAAATTTATCATATAATTTTAATATATGTTTATTGATATTATCGTTTGTTATTTCAAAATTAGCATATTTGTAATTACTTTGATTTGTACTAAAACCAATACTTGATTTTAAATGTGATATGTTTTCATATTCAAAACACCACATTTTTTTATTCTTAAAGCAAATACATATTGTTAAAACATCATCATAATGAACACCTCTAAAATTAAAATTATATTTATTATTATAATTTAAGTTAGTTGATTTTACTTGTATTCCTATTCATTCATCATTTTTGATATTTTTTGGTTTTATAATTATATCTGATTTACAACCATCAAATGCTCTAACAAAATCAAAATTATTTTCCAATAAATTTTTTAAATACATTATACAATCATATTCAAGTTTAATATTATTAAGTTTATTGACTCCACTCAAATTATTTTTTAATTTTTCACCTGTATTTTTATTTGTACAATCTAAACAATAAGTACCATATGTATCATTAGAATTAAAATGTGAATAGTCTATTTCATGTTGATGTAAACATTTTGGTAAATATTTTAATTTAGTTAATCCATTTTTATAAATTTGATTAAATTCTTTTTCATTATCTATTAATAGTATACAACCTTTTTCTTCAAATCTTTTTTTAATAGTATTAAAATCCAATTTAAGTTGTTCTGCTATTTTTGTACATTTAATGTTCATTGTACAATTTTTACAATTTATGCCATTTCCAGCAATAAAACTTTGAATAGACATTTCATTTTGATGACCACATTTAGCAATATAACATAAAATTGTATGAATTCCGTTATAAATTTTATCAAATTCTTCTTTTGTTTTGATAATTAATTCACATCCTTTATCATTAAAAATTTTTGTTACTGTTTTTAAATTATGTTTGATAGTTCTTGATTCAATTATATCATTTTCATAATTGTAATCTGCTTTTTGTTGTGCAATTTGACTAATTTTATTGCCAAATATTTTTAATGAACATTCTGGACAATTTAGAGATTTTTCTGATATAAACATTGAATATGTTGTATTATGTTTATGACCACATTTGGCAATAATTTTTAATTCTGAAAAGCTGTTTTTATATATTTTTTGAATTCTTCTTCATTATCAATTAATAGCACACAATCATTATCTAAAAATACTTGAGAAACTTTTTCAAATGAATTTCTTTGTTTTTCTGCACTTTTTTCTGCTCCATCCCATTTAGTACATTCTTTACATTTTAATCCCAATCCTTTGCTAAAACTTAAATATAAAATTTCATTTACATGTGAACAAGTCGCAATATATTTAATTATTGATTGATTATTTTGATACATTAAATCATATTCTTCTTTGTTTGATACTAATAATTTACACCCCCTGGATTCAAATTCTTTACACATTTCCTCATATTGAATTTTGGTTTTTTCTCTGCATTTATCACCACGTCTTTTTTTAGTACATTCAAGACAAAAATCTCCATTACCATTCATAAAACTTTTGTAACTCATTGAACGTGTATGTCCACACGCTGTCTTATATTCAAAAACTGTTTTTTCATTTGGTTCAAGTTTATTAAATTCCTCTTCTGACTTTATCAATAATTCACAATTGTATTTGATAAATTTATTTACTACAGTATTAAAAGTTACTCCTTTAACCATTAAATGTATTTAAAAACTTATTAATTTAATAATTTCAATTTTTTTATTTAATTATTTTTTTTAAGATTTAAAATTTTTATAATAGTATTGGAAATAAATATCTTAAATATAAATCAAAATATTTGAATTTGTCAAAATTAAATTTATAAAAATTGAAAATACATATAAATATAATCAAAAAAATATAAAAATAATGCATAAAAGAATAGTAAAAAAACTTGTAGAAAACAAAAGTTATTTTACAGAATTAGATAAAGTATCATGTTCTAGAATAATTGGTATAAATGAATATTCTTTACCTTATGATGATGATGAAAGATTTGATAGACAAAATTTATGGTATTTTTCAGATGATTTTGAAATAATTTTAAATAATTATTTAGCCAACAAAACTGAAAAATCTACTGAAATAACTAAAAATATAATTAATCCATATGAAATTACAAAATTATTTAATGACAATAAAAATAATTTAATTGATTTAAGTTGGATTATTGTTGATTATTTTTAATAAAAGTAAAATGACATTTTGGATAAATGTTTATAAATCCAAATTAAAAAATATAAATAATTATATTTTTGATATGATAAACATAAAATTAGGTCAATACAAGTATTCCAAATTTGCAAATGTCTAAATGCCAAAGGTTAAAAAAATTGAATAAATAATATTTTGATAGATATATAATAAATAATAACAATATATATAATGTCTTATCGTAAAGTAACTGACGTTTACAAACAAATTAAACCTTTAATTCAGGACTCAAATACTGAATTAGTTGGAGAGTTAGATAAGTATATTGAATCTTTATGGAATATTGCTCCAGAAGAATTGTGTACAGGATATTTTTGGACACCATTTTTGAATATATTAAATTTACATTATGAACAAATTGAAACTGATAAAAAAATCATAATAAAAAAAATATTATCAAATGAAAATTAATTATTTTTGTCAACATAATAAAAATAAATTACCAAAATACAAAGTTACAAACAATTTTATTTTTTTATAATACCACAAACTAATGTTGTTATATTATTTCTGATAATTTGTTCTGGTACTATAACACAATAACCTTTTGGATTTAGATTAAAAATATCCCTAATAACCAGGTCTGAACCAAAATATGGATGGGTTAAAACTGGGTCATCTTGGACTTGATGACCTAATCCGGCTACTTCAATTCCATTCACATGAAGACTAATACCATCTTCCAAACCGATAGAATAAACAGAATCAACCCAAATATTTTGTTTTTCAAATAAATCAGAACCTATAGGAAAACACCAATTATTATTTATTTTAACTGGATGATATCCAGTAATCACTAATCCATCTGGATGAACCATCATATCGATATGTGAATTAATTTGAGTTTCCAAAATACATTTGATAGGAAAAACTCGACCCTCAGGAGTGATAACAAGATCTCCCACGCGTAAAGTGTTAACCGGAACTAATCCTAACATTGTTTGAATTTTACAATTACCTAAAAAACATGAGGAAGGAAACTGTGAATATCCTACGTATTTTACTTCTAAATTTAATTCAATATTTTTTTTATAATAAGAAGAATATTTAACAAATATAATAGTATCACCTAATTTAATATTTTCAGCAATATTTTTTTCTCCATTTATAATAATTTCTTCATTTAATTCCAAATCATAAACATTTGAATGCGCATTTATCTCAGACACTTGAACATATTTAGAATTTAATTTAGTTGTATTCATTTGTTATATTAAGTTGTGATTAAGTTGTGTTGTTAAATATAATGTATAATATATATATACCTAACCAGACCTAATACAAATAATTTCAATTTTTTATTCAAAAATTTGTATTCCAGGTAAATTTGTTCCAGAAGAAAATTTTAATTCCAAAAACTCCAATAAAGCTCCACCCCCAGTACTTACATAAATATCAGATTCTTTATTTGTTATTAAAGAAGCAGTTTCACCACCTCCAATAATTGTACTTATTTTATTATTAGATTCCAAAAACTTTACAAATTGTTTAGAAGATTGGGAATAAAAATCATTTTCAATTACTCCAAGAGAACCATTCCAAAATACAATATCAACTTGTGATACCATATTAAATAATTCTGCTTTTGAAATTGGACCAATATCATAACAATTCAAATCAGTTAAAGCAATATTGTTAATATAAACTGGCTCCATATTTAGAGATTTATTACCCCATCCGTCTTTCATTATTTTAATATTTGGTTCTAATATATTGATTTGTTGAGTTTGCTTTTGATAATAATATTTGGCTAATCCTCCAGAAATAAATATTTTAGCATTGGGAAGATTTTTAAATGATTCCACAATCGGTAATTTATCTTCAATTTTATTACCCCCAATTACACAAAGAATCTTTTTATCTTTATTAACCAACTTGGATAAATTTGTGATTTCTTTATGAATTAGATGTCCAAAACCTATTGTTTTTCCTAATTTTGTTTCAAATTCTTTTATCCCACCTATACTTAAATGATTTCTATGAGCACAACCAAAAGCATCTGAAATAAATACATCTCCTAATTGTGAATATATTTTAACAATATCATTAGATTCTAAATTTAATTTACCCTTAGCATAATTAGTTTCTTCTTCATGAAATCTTAAATTTTCCAATAAAAATATTTTACAATTAGAATTGGCAATTTTATTCAAAGCTAAATTATCAATACCAAAACCAATAAATTCAATAGGTTGTGAAATATATTTA